ATCAACAGTGTCAACTCGGAGTTGGTATTCTGTACCAGTAAGTAGTGATGTCGCTTTAACCACATCGCCAACTTTATAGCCAGCGCCGGCATTGCCTAGACCCGTAGGAATAGTGAAGTACGCGGCTGTTCCAAGTGTGTACAAGTCTAGTTTGAGGCCAGCGCCAGCGCCTATGCCCACATTACCCGGAAGCAAAGGAGCCGATACAACATCAGCGTATGTTTCGTAAACGCCTTTTAGAGGGCCTAGTTTAACGCCTAGTGTAC